TCCCCACGCCGCCGCCCAGCGTCACCGCCGAAGAACACCTTGAGTCTGTCGGCCTCGGCGGCAGCCGCCAGCCCACACTTTTGTATCTGCGCCAAAGCCTCACCGCCGCAGGCAAAACCAGCCCCGAACTGGACGCCATCGAGCAATACTTGCAGCAGATCCTCGCCATCTTCGCCGCCGATCCAAGCCCCCGCAACGACTGGCCGCAGCCGCCCAGCACCTTCGAAGCCGCCGTCCAGTCGGCCATGAACGCACTCAACAGCTAATGCGCACAGTTACCTTACAGTCTATCCTCTTGAGGGCATGGCAACGTGTCGGCAACGACGCCAGCACCATCGACGCCATCCCATCCGGCGCAAGAACCATGATGACCGCCGCCGCCAACGAGCGCATCGCCGACTGCTGGGAATGGGCGGACTGGCCAGAACTCATGCGCGTCGAAGAACGCACCGTCGAAGGCAACGACACGACCGGCTACTTCATTCCTTACGAGCAGGTGGGCCAGCAAGTGATGGGAGAGGTATTTTCCGTCCTCCGCGACAACCCTGCAACCCACGTTGCGCCCCGCCAGATTGGCTACACCCTCCTCGGCGACAACGTCCGCTTCCCGCAAAGCACCGACCTGCCAACCACCGTCTGGGTCAACTACCGCATCCGCCCGACCGAATACTCAGCAAGCAACCTCTCCGCGACCGTGCCCGCCGTCATAGCAAAAGCAGTCGGTCTGATGCTGAGTGCAGATTTGCTCCAAGAGGACGGCCAGCTCGACAAAGCACTCGCCATGGAACAGATGGCCGAGTCCGAGCTGATCTCCCAGCGCGACAAATATTACTTTCAGCAAAACCAGCCGTCCACATGGACCGCCCGCGTCAACCAATACTAATCCTATGAACCCTAACGTCAGAACAACGAACAAAGCCAACGGCGTCCGCCTCATCTCCGACACCACGGCCGTCACCGGAACATTCAGCGTTGTCGAAAGCCTCGACGCCGCAACCAAGTTCCACACGCTCGCGGGCAACCAGACCAACGTGGCAAACACGACCAGCGGCAGCGCCTATGCGTTTCCGGTCGGCACCGCCATCGAGGGCAGCTTCACCGAGATCAAGCTGCACGCCGGTGCCGTGCTGGCCTACTTGAAGTAACGCATCTGGGGAGCCGCGCGATGAGCTTGCAGTATTTTCATCACAACTTCAGCACGACTGAAAAAGGCGTCATCGGCACGGCCACGTCCATCGGCTCCTCGGCGTTTTCTATGCTGCCGCACTTGGAAGCAACCCTCCGTATCGGCGGACTTATCATAGGAATTTTGGTCGGACTGGCCACGCTCATCAGCGTCCTTCACGACATCAGAAAGAAACAGAAAGAACTAAAGAAATGAGAAACTGGAAAACGAACGTAATCGCCATCCTCACGGCGCTCATCGCCCTCATGACCGGCACCAAGGAATACCTGGCCACCGGCCAAATCCCTGACATCGGCCTCATCGCCGCGGCACTCACCAGCGCATGGGGTCTGTGGATGGCAAAAGACCACGACGCCCGCCTGTGACGTGCCGCCCGAGTTTCGCCATTACGCTGGCCGCCACGCTCTTGCTTGGTGGATGCGTAACCATTCCTCTTCCGCCGGTGGACGGCGAGAAGACGCAGGCCGGCGACTGGGGCAGTATCAAGATCATGGTCACTTACGTCCCGAACATCACAAACCTCTACAACTCCTACAAGGAATGGAAAAAGCCCGAACAATGAAATCATTTGTCGAACGCCAACTAGTTAAACTTCTCCTCTCACGCGGAGGCCCGCTGCTGCAAAAGCTCGTCACGGCAGCCGCCGCCGCCGCGCTGACTTACATTGCTACCAAGAGCGGCTTGGACATCCGCGCCCTCGGCGTGAACGAAGCCGTCATCGCCGGAATCATCTGGGGCATCTTGGACATCGCCGTGACCAAGCTGCCAGCCGACATCATCAAGACCTACGGCGTGCAGATCCAGAAATTGCTCAACGCCTACAACCAAGGAACGCAGCTCAAGACTGACGGCTTTGTTGGCCCGAAGACCGTTGCGCAGGCAGAGGCTGAACTTCGCGCACGATGATCCCAAAAGACCGGCCACGCATCGAACGCAAGACCACGGAGCAGCTATTGCGGCTCCGTAAGGTCAGCGATCCGGTGTGTCTGGTCGGCATCCGCGGCTACTACCGCGACACGATGGGCGCGGTCGGAAAAAATGACGTTGGCCTTTATGATGATGCCATCATCCTCGTCTCACCCAACGCGCACGTTGCTTGGAACGCCAACGTGGACCCAAGCCGCCTCGGCTGGAACGCTAACGCCCGCAAGCCGATGGCGCAGCTCAAGTCCGGCGTCTATCGCTACAAGATCGGCCAGCACGGCATCAGCCGCGGCAACCCCTACAAGGCGCTGGTGCAGGCTGGGTCGGTGACTGTGCTCCGCGGCGACAAAGAAGAGACCGGCTACTTCGCCATCAACATCCACAAAGGCGGCCGCACGACCACCAGCTCGGAGGGCTGCCAGACGCTCCCGCCACAGCAGTGGGACGCCTTCATCGCCCTCACCGAATCCGAGCTAAAACGAAACAACGCCAAAACCCTTTCCTACGTCCTAGTCAACAACTCCTAAAATTATGGCCAAAACAATCACCCAACTACCAGACGCAACGACAGTCGGAGCAGCCGACGAGATAATTATTCAGCAGTCTGGCGTCACAAAGCGCGCAACAATCGACGAGCTGAAAACGCAGGTTGCCGCTCTTGGTGCGCGTGATGTCACTGTCTCCGCTGCCAACCGCTCGATTACCAACACGGGCAACTTTGCGCTGTCGTTTGGGACGAATAATACGGAGCGGATGCGTATTGACGCCAGCGGGAGTGTGGGGATTGGGACGGCGTCGCCAGCAAGAAAGTTTCACACAGCAGTTGTAGCAGCCCCAGCAGCAGCCCAAAGTTCCAAGGTTGGGCTGCTTATTCAAAACGGCGACGGCACCGGAACAAGTGGATCACCCAATAGCGCCATCATTCAGTTCGCCTATGACCCAGCAAGTCCTCGCGCCTACATTGAGGCTGGGACATTGGGTAATGATTTTCTGGCTTTTGGTTATGAAACAACCGAACGCATGCGCATCGACGCCAGCGGGAATGTGGGGATTGGGACGAGTTCGCCTGGGGGTTCAACAAAACTCAATGTAGCTGGTCGAGCATTGTTCACTAGTGGCGAATTTGACCCGTATGACTCAACGGCATCTGGAGTTTCCATTTCCTACGACACATCAAACAACATTGGTGTAATCAGCGCGGTTCAGACTGGAGTTGCGGAACGTCAATTAAATATAAGAGGCCAGTCCCTCCATTTATTCGCAGGCTCAACTGAACGCATGCGCATCGACGCCAGCGGGAATGTGGGGATTGGCGGGACAGCCAACGCCGCCGCCATCTTGGACGCCGCCAGCACAACCAAAGGCTTCCTCCCGCCGCGCATGACGACCGCCGAGCGGGACGCCATCAGCTCACCGCCAGCGGGACTAGTGCTTTACAATACTTCAACCAACAAACTTCAGGTCAGGACCAATACGGCGTGGGCCGACTTACACTGATGCCTCTTGAGAGTCCAGTGCAGCGCGACGGCGACATGGGTTTTATCGGCTACGCCAGCCGGTTAAATCCCATTATGCTGCCCGCCGGACTGCTCCAGCTCTCGGAGAACATGCGACTAGATCGCGGTGTGGCAACAACGCGCAAAGGTGCCAAGCGGATGGCCAGCAACATCGCTCCGTCTAACTCCCCGCTGACGGTGCCGTTCAATTTGGCCGCAGTCACCGGAACTGGAGACCCAATCGTCCGCTCTGTCTATTCTGGGGGCATATTCGGATCGGCCGTAGTCCGCTCGCCGGATGCCATTGACAGCTTTGAGTGCGTTGTTTTGGCGGCGGCCGATCAGGCTTACATCGCCATTTTTGACAGCGGAAACGAGTTTAGCGAGCGGTGGGGAAGCGGCCCGCTTCTCGCCACTAACTCCCCAGATCCCGACGAAGAGATTGTCACAGACACCGGAGAAGAGCTTCTTTCAACACTTTTGCCTAGTGGGCTGACGTACCCTGTCGGCGAGACCATTGAGCCGACAGATCGTGTCAGCTTGGTGCAGGCTTTCAACCGGCTTTATCTGCTCAGAGAAGCGGACATCAATAAAAACGGATGGGAGACAAAGAGCGTAACGTCCGGCGGCATCTCCGTCAGCGGCACAGTTGCCACCGTGAACTTGGCAACGCATGGCTTTTCGGCCGACATGCGCGTGCGCATTGAGGGCAGCACCGTTGCGGCCTTCAACGGCCATGAGTTTGATATTTTGGGAGGAGTCAATGCTCCGACCACCGACACTTTCAAAATAACGGTTCCTTCGGGGACAGCGTCAGACTCTACAACAACCGGCCGAACGGTGCGCAGGGTTAAGGCGCCGCTCTTTTGGGACTTGGACCCAAGCACGAACTTTGTCCGCTCACCGGCCGGAGTTCCATCGGTCGGCCCTACATACAAGGCAATGCCATCTGTGGCGTGGGCTGTGTATGCGAACAATAGGCTCATAATTCCAAGCGACCGTGACGGTGTGCTGATCTCGGATTGGCAAGAGCCGAATGTCTACGATCCGTTCTGGCAATCATTCCGAGCGAACAAGGGAAGCAACGACTACTTGGTTGCGGTGCAGCCGTGGGTTGAGAATGCCTTTCTTGTCTTCATGCGAAAAAGCGTTTGGCTGGCCACGCTTTCGCAATTTCCAAGCACCGATGGCTCTGCCATGGCCATAGATTCGGTTGTATCAAACTTAGAGCTTTTGACTGACGAGGTCGGATGCGTGGCGCGAAAGTCGATTGCCGTTGCCGGTCAGTATGTATTTTTTCTCAGCGACTCCGGCGTCTATCGCCTCGACAGCCGCCTCGATCTCAAACTGAGAGGCGACACAAAGCCCCTTAGCGACCCGATTGCCGACCAGTTTCAAAGCCTTGACCCTGCCGCCGCAGCCAAGAGTGTCGGACTTTGGTTTGATAACAGGTATTGGCTGTCTGTGCCGCAGAGCGACAGCGCCGCATCGCGCGCGTGGCTTTTTTGCTACTCGGCCCTTAACGAGCAGTGGGAAACCAGAGACACATACGGCTTCGGCATTGACGACATTCTTGTGGTCACAAACGAGCAGGAGCGCCGCATGGTCACAACCAGCCAAGCCGGAACGGTCATGCTGCTGGACGAGATTGAGGAAGGCGACGAGTCGCCAGATCCGCTCATCACAGGATATGCCGGTCCAGTAGCTGGAAAGATTGTTACCCGCCGTTACGGATTCGGAAGCATGCAGTCAAAGCGCTTTCTCCGGTCGCTGGCGGACGTTGTCCTTCCTAACACAGCGAGCGTTCGCGTTACGGCTCTCACTTACAACCCCGACCGAACAAAGCGCCTGCAAGACCTTGCTCCAGAGTCATACCAGATACTGACAAACAGCTCTGGAGACGAGGAGGACTACACAATCAAACAGCCCATTCGCAACAAGGCTCACTATTGCGAGTTGGAATTTTTAACTACGGCCCATCGGCCGGAGATTCGCAACGTCAGCATTGAGGCTGCACTGGCCAGCCTTCCGCAAACAGAAACACGCACAGCAGAATAAGCACTATGGCAACACTCACGACAGGATACTCATGGACATCGGGCGAGACGGTTACTCCCGCCAAGCTCAACTCAATGGTCAACTCGGCACTGCTTAGTTTTGCCGCTGGCGAAATTAGCCGGTCCCTCATTGCCGGTCAGGCCATCAATGCAGACAAGCTAGATGCAGCCAGCGTTACGAATACTGCGCTGGCGCCTTCATCTATTTCTAGCCAGTCGATCGTTGACTCATTGGCGACCGCTGATTCGTTTTTGATCTTTGACGCCAGCGCGAACGCGCTACGCCGCGTCACATTCGCCGAAATGCTGACTCAAACATCTCCTGTCGGAAGCGTTATCAAGACGGCATACAAAGAAGACGCAACTTGGCTCACGCTTAATCACACAACCAACTTTGGCGTAGTAACATCGGACACTGCGCCGGTGGCAACCGATGGAGTAGAAATAATTTTCCACTCAATTACGCCGACATCGGCGTCAAACAAGGTTGCTGTGAATATCCAGATTCCGGCAATGGCTTCGTCTTCCACTGCATCACCTGAAGCTCTTGTTTGTGTATTTCGCGGTACAACGCCGGTGAGCCTTCATCGAACCTTGCTTGGCAACTCTTTGGACGATGCCGAAGGGCGACTGAATGCTTCCTTTGTTGACTCTCCGGCCACGACATCGGCTGTCACTTACAGCGTTCGCATTGCCCGCGCTGACCAAGTCACTGGAACCATTTACATCAACGGAACAGCCAGCGGTCGTCGCGGCGGTGGAGCCTACAAGGCAGCTATAACCCTGCAAGAGATCAAAGGATGACGCCGTGGCAACTCGCCAAACAATTTCAAGATGAACACTGCATTGCAACTTTTGAAGACGTTCTTGGGAGGCATCTTGCAGGCGGATACGTCTGGTCAACGCCGGATGTCTTCATGGTCGCCCGCGAGGAGCACTGGGACAAAGAGCGCGGCGAGCTATCAATCGGCGCATCGCTTCAACCAAACTGCTGGTTCATTGAGCTGGCTGCTAGTGCTTGTCACGCAAATCCTGTGCTGG